AAGCTAATGGGTAAAATAGTCGTAAAAAAAATACAATCACAAGCAAGTAATACTGCTTTTACTATACCTTCTGCCGATGGTACTACAGGACAAGTTTTAAAGACAGATGGTTCTGCTAATCTAGGTTGGACAGATAAATCATCAAAAATAGGAAGTGCTGGTATAGATTACACAATGCCTGCTTCTGATGGAACTGCTGGTCAACTATTACAAACAAACGGAACTGGTGGAGTTTTAGAATTTGTAAGCCCTGCAACTAATCCATTGTCAACTCCTGATGGAAATCATCAAGGTATAAGACTTTGCGATAAATATTTTTGTGGTTTAAATGATGCAGCTAATGTTAGTTCTGTTACCTTAACTGTTCCTTCTTCTTACACAACTGAGCCTTCAGATGTTTTAACTTTAGAACTTTATTTAAGTGGAATGACACAATCACAAACAGTTTCTTATGATGATCATTTTAAAATAACTATGCTAGGTCAAGACGGCTCTACTACTTCTAGAGCAACAGGTAGTCTAATTACTATGTATAGTGGATATGGTAATCAATACAAAGACTGGAATGTAGAAAGAAATTGGGGAACTGATCCAACAACAGGTAATGATGTTTATTTCAATGTTGGACATAATTATAATTCTTATAGCGATAGAACTAGATGGAGCACTACACAGGACACTTTTTCAAAGCATCCTGTTGGTCAATTAATGGCCACTTGGTTTAACTCTGCTACTTATCCTGTTTGGATGGCACAAGGATCAATGGGAAGAACTAATTTTGCAAGTAATGAATTACCAGGTCAAAGAATTTATCAAAAAGCTGCTAACTATTCTTCAACAAATGGATTTCATAAAACAACTCCAAGCAATTTAAAACATTCTTTAGGAATGAAAATAGAATGGAAATCTGGTTATACAATGCGAGATGGTGTTTTTATGTTGTTCGCTAGATTCAAAGATGGCGTAGTATCTTAGGAGATTTAAATGACATCTAAGATAGTTGTAAATAACATTGAATCATCTTCAGCAACAAATGATGTTAAAATTAAATCAAGAAATGTAACTTATACAATGCCAACTGCTGACGGCACTAATGGTCAGTTTATGAAAACAGATGGCAGTGGTAATTTAGGTTTTGCTACAGTTGATACATCCGTAGATCAAACTTCTTTAACAAATACAGTAACAACACCAGGAACAACTTATCAAAGTGAAAAGTTAGTAAAGGTTCTTGATTATAATAATAATGTACCACCACTTGCTGCACAAAAATTTGATTTTGTAGTTCCCACATCAATGTTTACGGATGATGGTGATACAACAAAAATGTTTTACATTACTAGATTTAAATTTAAATTTAAAAATCTTTGTTGGTCTTATACTAGTGATAATAACACAACTAACACCACTAGATTATCTGCTTATGCTGTACCTTTAAACGCTAGTGGTAGTCCTATTTTATCTAGTAATAATAATTATGAAACTGAACTAAATTGGTATTACTTAGATAATGGTACTTCATGGAATTCATCTAATGCAACTATGGGTTCTGGTAATTCTTTTACTTATCCTAGAAGTGGTGGAAATCCTTCAAATTATCCACGATCAACAGTTGGGCATCAATTTATAAGAAGCAACATGAATCTTTATGCTTCTAATGG